TAGATTTCCGCAATATCCACGCTGACACAGCACAGAAAACTGGCATGGAAAACGATTACTCGGTATTCCAGTGCTGGGGCAGGTCTGTTACTGGCGAGGCTGTGCTATTGGATCAGATTCGCGGCAAGTGGGAAGCGCCTGAGCTATTGGTTCAAGCTAGAGCATTCTGGTTTAAGCACGTTAATTCACATCCGTCTAAGTTGCGAGCGTTACTAGTTGAGGATAAGGTGTCTGGGACTGGTTTGATTCAAACCTTGCGCCGTGAGCGAATACCTGTGCTACCTGTTCAACGTAACAAGGACAAGACTTCGCGCGGTTATGATGCAGCCCCGTTTATTGAGTCTGGTAATGTTCTATTGCCTATTGACGCGCCATTCTTGTCTGACTTCTTAAAAGAAGCTTCGTCGTTCCCCGGTGGCGCAAACGACGACCAGTTAGACCCGATGTTTGATGCGATTGATACAATACAGACAAGCAGGGCCGCACCGCGTAAAATAGACCCTGTTCGGCGCTCAAACTACGCGCCTAGTTCAGCATCTTGGATGGGTATGTGATATGGCTAGAAACTCACTAGCGCCAAAGCCGCGCAACTTCTTATCGTTAATTGACTCGCACATGCCAGAATCAGCAAAGCGAGAACTGGCAACGTATGTCGATCCGCAGTTGTACGCTCAGAGTGTGGCGGAGAGGTTAAGTGAAGTTCAAAACTACGATCCTGCCTATGAATACGGCACAATGCTGCCATTTAAGAAAAACATCAATACACGCGCAGTTTCATTTGCTGCACCAAGCATCGTAAAGGATGCGGCAAGGTCTTTTACGGCTCCGGGGCGCGCATTAGCTGGCGAACTAAATCCAGATAGCGAAGAAGGATTACAAGAGGCGGCAAACTTTGTGTTGAATTTGCAAGGCGGTGGTGCGGGATCACAAATGCCAAAAGCCAACCGCTTGGGCGAAGGGGCTCTTGGGACATTTGTTGCGCCAAAAGACTTTTCTAAAGTGAGGGAAGTAAAAAGGCTGATAG